TGGCAATACAGGCATCCAGAGGAGTTGTTAACACTCTACTCAGCAAAGACTGTTCGGTCCACTCCATTGTGTTGGGATCATATTCACCTTCACGTATATTTGTTACAATCTCTTGAATTATCTTTTGGAGTTTTACTTTGGCTGGTGGATTTATGAAAATTGGCACTTTGTATTCAACAGTACAAACATCAATGGGGTTTTCTGTACCAATGGGAATACTTCGACTGCTCCAAGTGATGTTTGTGGGCTCAAGGGTTGTAATAGCTGTCCAGTCCAAGGGATTGTTCGATGTTTGAATATCAATCATTCCATTATAGAGTACTTGGGTTTGCTCAATAAGCTCTTCTTTTTGGTTAAGGTTACTGGTCCAAAAGTCTACGTTGAAGGTCAGGTCAAAAGGTACAGCCATATAACGTTCAACAGTGCTTCTGTTACCTTGTGTACCTAGGTAGCGACTATTTTCTCCGTCGTATTCACGTTCAATAACGTTTTGTGTTGAAACAAGGCTTGGAGCATGACGCCGGTTGGGTGCCAAACTCATGGCTGTCAAATAGACTGAGATGAAAGGGGCTGTTGGTAATTTGTTTTCACTGTTGGCATTTGTGATGGTTTCTGCCAAACGTGAAGGGTCACCATAGCGACAAGGCACTCGCCTCAGCTTCGGGGTGCCGTCGCTGTTGATACCCATGCTTACACTGAAGTTGCTGAATGCTCGTATGACTTGAAGTCTATACTGCCGTAGCTGTTGGTTGTACCAATATTCCATTAGCTGAGAAACAAGTCCCTTTCAGCATTTCGGCGGCGGGTCAAACCTGCCAGTTCTTTGCCACCAGCTTTGTTCCATTTGGGGAACTCATCAGCAGCACCAGCATAGTCACCTGCATTGAGCTTTTTCAAGAGTGTGCTGCTACGTAAATTGCCAGCGCCTAGATTGTAAGTGAAACTCACAAGTGCGTCAAATTGGTTTTGTGTAACTGGCACAGAGACAGCACTGTTAACAGATTGCTCAAATGCTTTGACATCAGTTTTCAGATAGTCGTTGGCTTGGGACTCTGTTATAACTGACGGCACTTTAACTGCTTGACTATTGATTTTGGTTGTGCCATAACCAATAGTGGCTACACCTGCAGGACAGATATAGGCGTCCAATCGCAAGCCTTCAAAACTCTTGATAAGTGATAGACCTTTTTCGCCTGTTGTTTTACTCATGTTTGTCTCCTTTAATGCAGTGCTCGTATTTACCAGAAGCGAAAAGTCTTCTGGTAACATTCTCCGGTCTACGTTTGCTGTTTGCATTTATCAAAGTGATGCTTAAACATAACAGCTCCGCGCCCTTCTTTACCACAATGTGGGCAGGTCCTTATCACCTGAGAAGGGTGCCTGCCTTCCTCAATAAGTTTGCGGTGGATTTCTCTAGATTTTTCACCACTGTTTAAGAAGTGATGACTACCATCAGCCACCTTATTACGTTGCCTCTCCTGAGCATTTTTACGATATTCAGCTAGAACGTCTTCTGGTTTATTGTCCCACCAGTCTTTCGCATATGTATTGTTTAAAAAATTGTGTGTCCCGTCGGCTAATCTTTTGGAGGTTATTGCTCTTGATATCTCAGGGTTCAAAAACATATGACTTCTATTATCAACCTTCTCTTGTTCTCTGCGCTTGTGCCATTCTTTGTCTTGCCATGGATGGGTGCCATTCTCAACTCTTTTACGTTGAACATGGCCACCTAACATATGGTGGGTTCCATCAATTACCCTTTTTTCCTGGCCTTTGCGGCTTAATTCTGATAACATTTCAGGACTTTTATCTATGCGTAATCGTATCATATAGCATGCCATATAGTCCTTTTGTTGATAATGTATATCATAATGTTCTTGAATGCTAACTGCTCGTAAATTACTAGGATCATTATTAGTATGGTCACCATCTATATGGTGTATGTCATAAGTTCGCCCATTTTGATCTTTGGGGACAGGGCCATAATGTTGTTCATAAATTGCACGATAGTTAGACGGATTGCGATAAATACGCATTGCTGAATGCTCCTACATAGCGTTTAGAGTGGTTAGGGAATCTCACCTCCCGTGAACCACAACCGTATTTATATATCTGGATCTAGTTTGGGTTTGATAGCTGTGCGCAGGTTTTGGCGTTCATCAATCACACTACCATCTGTGAGAGTGGTTTTGTTTTTGTTGTTGATGAAGCTAGTGAGCACGCGGTTAGCGGGTAGCCACGGGGCCCTATAATTGGTCTCAACTCTCTTCCACTTTGATGCAGTCCGTTTGTATAATACAGGGGGAACATAATCTAAGCGAAGGAAATAGTCGCCTTCTTTGTTAACAGCGGGAAAACTTGTGCCAGAAGGCACAGGTTTGCTTTGGTTTGGTGGGATACCGTCTGAGTTGTATACTGAAATAGGTTGGTCTAAGTCCTCTTGAAGGATGTAAAAGTGTGTGCTTTGCCAGTTTCTGAATGCCACGTTAGCAGTAGCCTCTTCCAAAACAGCATCGTTGATGCTGATTTCTTTGTCATATACGCTAGTGATATCACCAATTGTAGGCATGCTGCCGTCAGGATTGGGCTCAGGCACAATTCCATCTCCACGATCTTCCAATTCTTTATTCAAAATGTCCTGGAACTCTTGACTGTCTGTAAGTGGTTGGCACTTCACACGCCATAGATGTGCCCACCAAGTGGGGCTAAATCCTTCTGCAGGACGTGTGCCCTCTTGGATCACGTAAAACTTGTTGATGGGCCTGCCATCCAAAGTAGTGTCGTCTCTCATGTGCAGCACTTCAAGTACATCACCACTCATTAACCGTCGGCCCAGTTGGGTAACCATTTGGTTGATATGAAAGGTTATGAAAATTGTATCTGTTGACAGGAAAAAACCAAACTGCTTCAAATCAAACTCTGTGTCAGTGACTAAGTAGTGTCCCTTGAGGCTGTAGACGTCGTTGTCATATTTTCTGTCTCTCACCTCCAAGTTCACTAAGTCTGATATGCTGAGTAAGTTGGTTTCGTCTGTGTCAGGGGTAACAATCTTGGGATCTGGATTCAGTGGCCCAACGTACTTATGGCAATAAAATTCTGTACCACCCATGTTCATGTACTGAGATGCCATGCGATCAAAGAACTTGTAGTCCTTGTTTTTCGCACCAACTCCATTCCAGAACGTCAACGGCGGCATAACATTTTCCTCATTTGTGATATTTATGATAGTCACACTCCTGACTCTTTCTTATGTTGAAAGCTGTATTACAGTCGTATTAAAACTTTAGAGCCTCATTGCATATTTGGAAAATCGTCGGCAAACTGAGATTACCAAAAGAAACTATGAAAGGAAACTTTATGGGTTTGAAAAAATTGTTGATGGCTGCTGCGTTGATGGCAATAGGTGCTACTGGTGTAGTTGCGCAACCAATAAACGGTGCTGGTGCCACTTTTCCCAACCCGCTTTATCAAAAATGGGGAGAGGAAGCGAAGAAAACTGGTATTGCACTCAACTACCAAAGTGTGGGCAGCGGTGCTGGGCAAAACCAAATCCGGAACCGCACTGTGGATTTTGGGGCCAGTGATGCTCCTATGAAACAGGAGGATTTGGAAAAAAACAACTTAGTGCAGTTTCCAACAGCTATGGGCAGTTTAGTTGCAGCAGTCCATGTGCCGGGTCTAGAGCGAGAGCAACTGAGACTCACTGGTCCAGTGTTGGCAGACATCTATCTAGGTAAGATCGTAAAGTGGAATGATCAACGCATTGTGGAACTGAATCCAACAATTCGCTTGCCTAATTTGGCTATTGCAGTGGTGTATCGCGCAGATGGCAGCGGAACAACCTTTGTTTGGGCCAGTTACCTATCGGCAGTGAGTGAGCAATGGCGCACCCAGGTAGGTACAGGCACCTCAGTTAAGTGGCCCACTGGCACTGGAGCACGAGGAAACGAGGGTGTTAGCGCCAGTGTGCGTCAGATCATGGGAGCCATTGGTTATGTGGAAAATGCCTATGCTCAGCAAGCTGGATTGGTTACCACGCAAATCCGCAACCGCGATGGACATTGGGTGAAGCCCACTCACAAGGCTTTTGAGGCTACAGCAGCATCTGCCAACTGGAACGTGCCTAACTTTGCTGTTGACCTCGTTGACCAGCCTGGCGCCAACAGTTGGCCTATTGTGAGTCCCACCTACATTCTGTTGCCGCGTGATCCTCGCAACCCCACCAACAGCCTCACAGTGATGCGATTTTTTGACTGGGCTTACACACATGGCGACGAGATAGCTGAACGGTTGGATTATGTGCCTATACCAGCTGTAGTGAAGGCCAGAATTCGCCAAACCTGGGCAAGTGAGGTGAAAGCCCCTGACGGTAACCCCGTCTGGAAGTGACGACGAGGTCGTGCCCCGGAACCCGGTTGCACTCTTGAGGGCACACAACTTGAGGCAGCAGGGCAATGTGCCGCGCTGCCTCAAGTCTTGGGTGTTGCGGAAATCACACATCAAAAAAATTGGCAATTTGGCAAAGAAAACGGTTGACACTGGGCCCAACTAGCTATATGTTGGGCTCATAGAGACAGGAGTTACCCAAATGGCTCGGTTGACGCGCACTGACACAAAGCTGCAAGAGATCTTGAACAGCCGTGGGGCACCCGACTTCAGCACCCTTGACTACACGGCCCCAGACTTCAATGTGAGGTATGGGCTTGCACTGAACTGGGTGCATCAGGCTGCTGAGCCGGAAGAGCTGATTCGCGAAGCGCAAGCGTATCTCACGCAGGTGGGCAGGCCCCACGATGCTGCTGTGGTCAAGAACGTTCCTTTTGGCACCCAGCAGACTATGGGTAAGATTGCTTACTGCCTCAATCGGGGAGCTCAGCTGAGCCCCAAGAGTTACACTTACATTGACAATGCGTTGCACCAGGCCAAGCCCAACACTGACATTGGGATGGAAAACCTCGCGCTCAGTGCCTCAGGCAAGCTCATTGAGGCATATGTGGCTTGCTATTCCCGGATTGACAACCTCAAAACCCTTGTGCTCAAGGGCAAGATGGAACTCCGGGAGCTGGCTGTGGAAATTGAAAAGATTATTACCAAATATGGTCATCCCAAGGTGCGAGTCCGCCTGCAGGAGCACTATGCTGAGGCGTTTGCTGAGGCACAGAGCGACAAGCTGATCCAGGACTGGCAGAAGCCTCTTAAGGCTATTGTGCGTGCACTTAACAGCAATGCGGAACCTGAGCAGGCTCGCCAGGACAAGGTTCTGCCCAAGGCGGTGAAGGCAGGCAAGGCGCCGGCACGCAAGGGCAAAGCTGTAAAGACGCAAGCCAAGGTTAAGGCTCCAGCAGCAGCCAAGCCCAGCAAGGACGCAGGAAAGCCCAGCGTTGCAGCCCAGGTGCGTGCGCTGATCCAAGACCACAAGGGCAAGGTAAATGAGGCACAGATGGTAGATGTGGTTGTCAAGGCCCTAGGCCTCACTACTGCACGCGGCAAGAGCGTGGTCAAAGCTTTCTGGGGCAAGGTGTAACAGGCTTTGACTCAAGAAACGCATCTTGAATTTGCCTGGAAGTGGACTAAATGCTGGGCGGGCTGTTATCAAACTTGCCTGCCCAGCCAAGACGTGTTGGACACAATGTGTGAGGAGTTTGCCCA